ACAAGATTCTTGCGCCCTCGTAACTGTTGTTGAATTTGTTGGGATATAAGATGTTGAGTAGTCTAATGCTTCTAATTGCGCACCCCAAACGTAAGCACCACTAACACCATCTCCATCATAAAGAAAATTATTGTCTGCATCTGCTAAATATCCTCTAAAACGGTTTATAGTTCCATCTGATGTCGCTTTTGCGGATATTCTATACCAACCGTTTCCATAATCTTCTATATCACTTGTAACGCCACTATCTTTAGAGCCTAACAATCCATTTTGAATATCAAAATAAGCACCAAGACTTGAATTACCATACTGACCCCATAATCGAAACCATTGTTTGCCATTATATTTCACAAATAAAGAATAAGTATATTCTTCCCCGTTTATAGATGAAAGAGTATCGCCATTGAGCGAGTGACCTCCGCTACTTGCGTTTTCGGTTAATTCAAAAGCATCTAAATTTCCACTCGGAGATGTAAATCCACTTGTTAAACTTGAACCATTTGTTGTCCAATAAGAATTATCAAAATCTTCACTATACTCAATTAGGTTAGTACTCTGTGGCTCTAATAAAAAAGCACCTTTATCTTCTGTCGTGTATGCAGTAACTTCTTTAACTGATACGTTGTCAATTCTTATGTCTGTTATTGAAGCAGTTCTTTGTATTCTTAATATTGTGCCGGTAGATGTAGATGTAAACGTATGAACCCCCACACCACTAAAAGAATTAGAAAGATAAGCGTTTCCATCTGATAATCTTATTTCACCTGAATTTTGTTCAACAATTTCTAAAGAAATTAAATAAGTTTTACCTATTGTTAATACGTTACTTTGACTAACAAAAGTATAACTACCACTTGGCGAATAAATTCTTGCACTTCCGTTGTTTATTTCAGAATTAGAGCCTATACTCCAATTAGCACTTCCATTAGTAAAATCTCCATTTATAATTAATTCCTCGCTTAAAACGGGAACATCAAATGTGCTACCGGTAAAATCAATTCTTGGTATATCATCTGTTAAAACTTCTTGGATTGATATGTTTGTTACATCTCCATTAAAAAAAGCATTTCCTCTTAATCTTATTTGGTTTATAGATGCTACAAAAGTTCCTGTGTAAACACCATTTGCTGAAACAAAACCTCCTGAATCTACTATGTCATTATAAAGACCAAAACCTCCACTAACATAGTTCTTTATTTCATAAGAAAATCTATAAGTTTTTCCTGCAGTTACTGTTCCGTTTTGTTTTAATTCTTGAGCTGAACCATTTGCTCCGTTACCACTTGCTACGCCATCTTTAATAATCCAAACACCTTCATTAATCCAATAACCATTAGGGTCTACTTGTTTAACTGATACGTTTGTTATTGTTCCTTCGTTACCACTTTCAGCTAAAAACTTAACACTAAAACCATCTGTTGTTTCAATGTATGCAGTAAATGTTCCACTACCTACACAATTACCATTTGTAAAGAAATTACCACTCCCTGTTGTTGATCCTGATAAGATTGTTACACCTGACTGACTTGTATCATTTCCATTTCTTGGAAAGATTCTAAATCTTGTACCTGATGTAATTTCTTGTGTCCACTCAAATTTATATGTTCCTGATGTTCCTGATGGTGGCGTACCTGTTTGTACTAAATAACCCTGTGTCCCATCAGTAGTTGCTTCATTGTTTTCTACACTCCAATTACTACCTAAACTCCAATCCGTTACTTCCTTTACTGATACGTTATCTATTGAGCCAATACCATTTCCATCGTTTGACCTTATGCCAAAATTGCTTCTGTTTGCACTTGCAGTTATATATTCAGTGTATTCTGTTTGCGATGACGTAATAATACCACCACTATCAGAACCACTACCTAACAACCGAACTTCAAAACTACCACTATCAACTACAATATCAAAAGTAATTTTATATGTAACACCACTTGTGAAAGATTCAGACTGTAATAAATAACTATGTGATGCATTCCCACTACATTCAGCCTTACCATCTTCAATAGTCCAACCACTTTCTAAAGTCCAATCACTATCAGTTGCAAAATCTCCATTTGTTATTTTTTCAGAGCCTAAAGCAAAATTCCCATTAGACACTTGCTCTGTGCCTAACTCCTCAAAGTTTCCGTTCTGTACTAAATTGCTACCTAAATTTGTAACTGTTTCTATAAGTCCAAACTCATTTACTCTTGTGGCAAATGAATTACGTGTAAATGTAAAATCAGTTCCAATCGTGTCAAAATTTAGACTAAACGATGGAAATAAACCACCTTTTAGTTGCGCCCTCCACCAATTTCTACTTGCAATGCCAAATCCAATTGCCATAATAATAAATGTTTTGTTCTTATAAAAGTTTCAATAAATCCGTTGCTGTTGTTCCAGTTGATACAACCTCACTTACCACAACTGGTAAAAAAGTTCCAGCTGGTACGCCAACAAATGTAACTGCTGTTGTTTGTCCGATTGGAATTACTGCAATATCACCAGCACCACCAACATAAATTGCGTGTGATAAACCACTATCACCAGCAGATACGGTTGATGCTTCTGTTACAAATTCTGGTCTGTTTATAAATGTTCCCATTTTTTTTTTGTTTAAATTATTTAATTTGTTGTTATGTTTATTGTATTACTGTAACCTGACTTGTTGTAATACTCGTCTATTGCTACTATTTTTATATTGTAATTAGTTGATGAATTAAGGTTTGCCAAAGTTGTTCCACTTGAAAATAGATGTTGTTTAGGAAAATACTTATGCCAACTTGTTACACCATCATCGATCCATACTTCATAAAACTCAACTGTGTTTGTAGAATTAGGTGTTGTCCAAGATAAAATTACACTACCAGAATTAATTGTTGTTGCAGATAAATCATTTACAGAATTAGGTGGTGTTTCATTTAGTATGTAAACAATCGTGCAACCTTGTGTATCTTCTAAATACTCAATAAGCTGTTCCCTATTGCCACCATTAGATGTTTGTAAAGCTGTTGGCACATAAATCACGCAAGAAGATGGTGTGTTTTCAAGTGTTCTTATATTTCCATTTGGATAGCTTATTGTAGATAGTTTTGGTAAATAACATCTTTTTAACCCTGATAAGTTATAAAGATTTCTTCTTGTATCGTTTTGAACCCAAATTTCAGTAAGTTCAGGCAATTCTAAATAATCTAATTGATATGAAATATTTAAAAAACCATTTTCTATTTTTTGCAAAGAATCAAAACGATGCCAATAATGAAGATTAGGTACAGAACTAAAACCATTAAAACCATATAGTGATTGAGCATAAGTCATATTAGGAAGATATATATAATTTAAACCACTTAAACTGTTAAAACAACCTTGATTAACTTTATTAATATTGCCACCTATATCTAAATAACTTTTTAGTATAGTAGTAAAACCACCAGTATTTAACCATTTTATTTGATGTTGTTCTTCTGAACTTTTTAGTCTAAAGGAAACATCATCACCATTTACACTAAAGTTATCCACTATTCCTTGATAGTAGGAAGATGTATCATCAAACATTTCAGTTAATAAATCATCTTTAGTTGCTATCAAAGATGAAACACCTTCAATAATAAAATTATGTAATAATAAAAAATCACTCAAATCATCAAAAAACGGTGCTGTGTGTTCTTCATTCGCACTAATCGTTATATTGTAACCGTTTAATTCTTGTTTTGCGCCACCAGTAACCGTTGTTAAATTATCAACCGTTGCACCATTATACAACCCACCAATTTTATATCTACCATCATTTAATTCAACAATAAATCTTATATCAAAATCCAACAATGAACTCAATAATTCTGTACTTGCTGCATCTTGTTTTTTTAAAGTAAATGATAAAGATTGATTTACTGAAACACCATTATCATCATTTGTAATGGATTCATCAAAGGTTGCATTAACACATTCAAACGCATAAATATTTGTTTGTGGAAATGAAATTAATTCACTACCAGGAACACACACAATTTGTGTATCAAGATATTGCACGTATTTGAATAAATACACACGCTTGATACCACTTATGGTATTACAAGGATTGGTTCTTCCGTTTATTAACGTGCAACTCATTTACTTTTTTTAAATGTGTTTTTAAAATTTCTAAATCTTTATTCTTAACCTCGTTAAAAGGCTTTTTTCTTTTATAATTCGTCATAAGCTGTACCAGCACCAGTTTTTGTTGATTTGCCATATCCACGCCCAAGATACCAACCACTAACTGTTGTAATGTCATCTTTTGGATCAATGTCATAATTATTTACTTGTGCGTTATCGTATTCTGGAATATCATTATCACATAAAAAACGTGTTAAACGTTCAATGTAAACATCTGCTTTGCTTTGTGCGTTCTTTGCTACATATTGGATATTTTCTAACGGTGTTGCAGTTGCTTCTTCTGGTGTGTTTGTAAAAACCCCACCGTTTTTTGCAAGAACATTTGCTTCACGTAAATATGCAGCGTAAGTTGAATGCCATAATACTGGTTTTATATAAATGGAAAAAATTCGTAAATATATCCCACTTAAATTATCAAAATTAAAACCAGTAACTATTTTATCATATAAAGCTGTTCCAAGTATGTTTTCCAATACCATAATTTGAGCATCATAAATTAAATGCATAATATTATCAGAATCAACATTACCACCCATTGATGTGTTGCTTTTTACTTCTTGTGATGTTATTAAATATGTTGCCATTTTACTTGTATTTCCAATAATTATTACTTGCTGATGCTGATTGTGCAACCTTTGGATCATTCTGTTCATATCTTGCTGCATCACGTTCTGCACCTGGTTCTAATTCCAATATCATTTTTTGTGCTTGATTTACACTTATTTGCTCATTATTCTTTTTTAAGAAAATAACACGTTGCCACCAATGTTTGCAATTTACACCACCTTTATACAAAAATGGATTGTAAGTATTCGAGCCACCAGCACCCATCTTTTTAGTAATATATTGTTCTTTGTTTAAAACCTCTGCTTTAAATATTTTACCACTATTAATTACCTTGTTGCAAAAATCTCTTTGACCCTTTGGATTTCCAGCATATTGGTAACGTATTTTAAACAATGATGTGTCTTGTTTTGAACGTGAATTATCAATGTTTTTATCACTTCTTGGAACTCTTGCAAATTGAAAAACTGTATTTAATTGCTTTTCATTTAAAGTCATTTCATCACAACGCCTATCATCAATTATATCCCAATTTTCCAAATCAATATCTTCACCTTGTTCTAAAAATTTATCAATATGATACGTTACATCATCAGATAATTTTGCATCAATTTGTTCTAACTTACTGATTGCCCAATTCACACCAGCAGAACCACCCCAAGCATCCCACATTAAACCACCACAACCTTCTGAATATGGTACATCTTTATGTTGTTGATGTCTTTTAAATGATGCCATTCTTGATATTGTATCACGTGATATGTTTTCGCCCTTTGCAAGTTGATTTGCACGTTGTTTACCTACACTTGTACCACAATCACCCCAACCATTTTTTTCTGCCCAATCTAACGCTCTTTGTGCGTTATTTTTTGCAGCTTTTGGATAGTCATTATAAGTTTCTGCAAGTTTCAATTCAACATTATCTTCAACAACTTCTTCTTCATCAACTGTGTTGTCCGTTACCGTTTCTTGAACAACCGTTTCATCAACTGAATACGTTTCACGCAATGGTATAAACTGTAAATCAGTTTCTAAACCAGCCAATTCAATAACACCAGCAAGTTCATCAATAAACATTGATTGCATCGGTGATATTTGTAAATCTTGCAACAATTTACTTTGTACGTTTAATTCATCAGCATTGTTTGCAAAACCACCACCATCATTTATTCCAAATAAGTTTGGAAACACACCGTGTGCTGTAATTAATTGCTGTCTTGATTCTTTTGTTAAAAATTCCCATTGGTTATGTGCATCGTTTACTTCTAATGGAACAACTGTTACTTCTGCTTCCTTGCCATCATTAAATGATAAAATAAACTTACCAGCGTTTGAACTACCAGTTAGTTTTTCACGTATCATTCGCTCAATTTCATCCTTTTGTTCTGGCGATAATGCACCACCGTTGTTAAAGTTTATTATGTAACCAAATGATAAACCACTTTTTATGTGATTGATGCAATAATTGGAAATTTCTTCTTCCATTTCTGCATACTGCAAACCAGATAAATAATTCGGATCACTCCAATACACCTTACCAGGTCTATAAGGTTGAACCATTTTTATCATTATCGGTGCTGTTAAATCACCTTTAAAAATTGGATATGGTTCTGGTTTAAACTTGTTTGGATTTGTCCAATCATCGCAATAATAAACATTGTTTATATCACCATTTTCATCAGCACGTTCAATTCCAAGTTTATTTATTGGAATATGTAATATTTTGGCAACACCACCACCCTTTGCACGTAATATTTGCATTGAATATTGTCCAAATATCTTAAAATCTGCAATACATTTCTTTTGTTCACGCTTGTTAAATATCTCATTTAAGCCATTATAAACAAAATTTTCGCCATTTATTGCAATTCCTTTACCGTAAATTAATTCACAATAGGTGTTTATAATCGCTTCATTTGTTGGTGATCCGTTGTATCTATCAATTATGTACTGAAAAAACCAATTTTGCTCACCATAAAGTACCCATTTTCTACCAGGATATTCCTTTATTTCTGGTTTAACATAGTTTGATAACTGTATTAAACTGACACCGTGCTTATTATTGCTCATTAATCTTGTATTTTTGTGTTTCTTGTTCTGTTGCAAACATTTTTCCACGATAAATTACTGTATCATCAGTTGAAGAACGAAAAACAACAATATCAAACCCCATTCCTTCGCTTAAATCTTCAATATCAAATTTATAAATATTATATCCATTTTGACTTAATTGCTGTGCAATAGTTGGAAAAGAAATTTTTTTGGTGTCATTATCAGTAATTTTAATAACATTGTTAATATTCTCTTCATAATATCTTGGAATAATAAAAATTCTTTGTGTTACGAAATTTGATTCTAAAACTATCATACTATAATAACGTAAATCTGTGATTTTTGTATAAAAAAAAACACATAAATTAATATGTGCCTTTTAAAACTAAATAAAACAATGAAATTACGGATTTATTTGTGTACCACTTACTATTGCCAAAAATGCTGTTTCTGTTGCACTATCTAATGTTGGTGCAAATTCAGCTTCTGTTGCAATCGCTGTTAAGTTATAACCATTGAAACTTGCTTTTTCGCCACCACTTGCTGCTGTTCCACTAATTACTAATCCATCACTTAACCCAATAACTTTGTAATTTCCTAATCTATCCTGAACAACTGCACCTGGTCGTGCCTTTGATAATAGATTTATTTCGTTCGCTGTATCTTTATCTTGTTTTTTTAAAGAAAATGTTGCAGTTTGTAACACCGTATAAGTTCCAGTATTCTGGTCTGATGTTCCAACTTCTTCCAAGTTGTTGCCATCTGCAAGTAAATCATACTTGTATGCAGTTGTTAAACTTGCATTCATAACTGTTGCTTCTGAATTTGCAACTGTAAATGCATCTTCTAAAAAATCATAAAAATAAATAGCTTTTAAACCACCAATTGCATCTTTGCACGGTTCGGTTCTTCCAGATGTTAATAAACACGCCATTCGTTATATGTTTTTAAATAAAAAAGGTGGTGATTTTGTAACGCACCACCTTTTTCAATAAGTTAATTATTATTATTAATTACCAGCGTTTGTAATACCGTAAGTAATTACATCTTCTGGATTCGCTACTTGCGCACCATCAGCCCACTTCATAACAACGTTTACATTGTCCGAACCATCAATCTGTGTTTGGTCTAATGCAAGAACTTGTTGTGCGTTTGCAGCACTTCCAATTCCGTAATAAAGGTTGTTAGCGTAAGTTGCTACCATAACATCATCACTCATACCAGCACAATGAATTAATGGAACACCTTGAAAGTTTAATTCCGTTGATCCAACATTGTATCTGTCCAGGTAACCTAAAGCAGCTTGTGCAGCAATATAATGCTTCATAATGTTCGTTCCAATTCTGATTGCAAAACCATCAGAAGAATATAGTGCTGAACTTGCAGCATCTAAAACCAATTGTAATTGAGCCACTACATTTGCAGCAGTAACGGTTGTTCCAGCAATTTCATAACCAGTTGGTTGTAACGGTTCGTTTGTAAAGATAGTTTGAATACCATCAAATTCACCTAATTGTGCGCCACCATAATTTCCTTTCCAGATAGTGTTTTCACGTGATTGTGCTACATTAGCAGCAGCCAAACCAATTAAATGGTCTGCAAATGTTGGTGCTAAACCACCAAAACGATCACCACCCATTTTATCAAATGTTGGTCTGTAAGTTTCTTTACATAATTGCAAATTCACTTCATACGCTTCTACTGTTAAAACACGTTCATTACGTGTAATTGTTCCAGCTGGTGTAAAATCACAAGTTGCATCTGCAATTATACCAGATAAATTTAATCTTGGCAAATTCCACTTGTACTGGATGCCATCCACCACTTCAACGCCACCATTGGCAACCGTTGTTGGTGTTGTTAATACAGCTGAAAAGAATCTTTCTGCTGCTTCACCAGCATAATTTGAAGATACAGTTTCAGTTGTAGCTAATTGAATGTTTTTTTCCATTTTTTTGAAAATTTGTTAGTTCCAAATGTTTTGAGATAAACTCTCAAACACTCGGCTTTTTGTTGTTCTTAATTTGTTTAATTGTACTTTTTCCTTCGGTGCTGCTTCTGGTTTAGCTTTTATTGCTTCAACTTCTGGCTGCTTTTCTAATTCAACTTTCAGTTCTTCAACTTCTGCTGTTTTCGTTTCAACCTCAACATCTTTTGTTTCAAGTTGATTGTTAAATTCAGCTTTTAAAGTTTCTAACTTTCCATCAAATTCTGCACTAAATTTTGCCATAACTTCTGTCAATGCATCTTTGAATGCATCGATTTCTGATATTTCCTCTTCTTCCATTTCCTCTTCAACCTCTTCTTTTACTTCTTCGGTTTCATCGTACTGGTCATTAAGAACAACATCAGTTTCTTTTACTTCTTCAACCTCTTTTACCTTTTCGGTAAATAAAGTATTAAAAGCATCTAAAAAATCTTGCTTTGTCATATATATATTTGAATTTAATTTGATTTCCTCCAATCCTAACATTGCATCAATGCTGAACCCTTTAAAAGTTCCGTTTGTTGCTTGTTCGTAAAGTTCATCAGATACCTTTGCCATTGTAACCCACGTTCCTGGTTCATATTCCTTACCATATAACGCTGATTTATCAACTTTGGAATCTTGTACTTGCCAACTTTCAACAAATGATACATCTGATAATTTAACTTCGTGTTCTGCACTTGATGAATTTTGGAATCCATCTTTTATAAAATCGTGTGCTAATTTACCAATGGTATCTTCGCTGAATGTCATATAAAATTCATTCCCATCAATATTTCGATAAATCTTTTTATTTGGAATTAAAACAGCACCCAACAATAATTTCTTTTTATCATCAACTGCTGCAAAATGAACTTCTTTTGGTTGTTCTGAAAGTGCGATCCATTCATCTTCCATTGCTGGATTTTCAACTAAACTGATGCCATAAACACCTTGTAATAATTCATCTGAATATACTGCCTCGTAAACTTTCATATAATAATAACGTGATTTTTTAAATAGTGTATAAAAAGATTAAAAAAAAAGTTTATATTTGCTTAGATTTTTTATTGGAATGATTGATTAATAGCTTGAAAGGTGTGTTTTTATAATGCACCTTTTTTTTATCCAATACTTGATGAATCTTCAACATTACGGTCAAACTCTTGACTGCTTGTTACATCACCACTAACAACGTATGCACGAATCGGTGTATCTTGTGCTTGTAATGATTGCGCAAGTTGATTTACACCACCAGTTCCAACAACATTAAAGGATGGTGCTGAAACACCACCACGAACACCACCACCACCAGAAAAACTTGGTGTGCTTTTACCACTTGAATCTGTACTTAATATTTTAGCAACATTTGCAAAACCAGCAACTCCAACTGCTGCTGCATTTATGAATCTTAAAGTTTGTGTTGGTGTAAAATCTGTTGTTTCTGCCAATGCTTTATTAATACCTTGATATGTTGATAAAACAGCTTGTGCAACTGCAATTGCTTTTGCACCAGCACTTCCCTCTTTTGCAATACTGGCTAATGCATTTAAAACATTACCAGCAGTTTGTATTTTCATTTGTGCAAGTGCTTTTTCCCTTTGTTCTTCTTCATCAGCACGTTTTAAGGCTTGTAAAGTTCTATATTGATTTAGTTCATCATCTAAATTAATAAGTTCATCATTAATCGCTTTTTGCAACATCACTTCTGGTGTTTCACCAACATCAACAATTCCTTCTGCTTGTATTCCAGTTGTTGCAGTTTTTATTGCATCCCTTCCTGGTCTTATACCATCTGGATTTTGTAAATCAAAAAGTTTAGTTTCAATATCAATTTGTTCAATTTTAGATTTTAAAATTAAATCTTGTATTTCTTTGTAACGTTCTGCTGCTTCTGATTGTTGATCCAAAATATAAGCATCACCAAGTCCAGCCCTACCAGCGTTTAATATTGCTTTTACAATTTTTTGTCGTGTTGTTAATGTTAAACCAGCAGTTCTTAATTCTTCTGCTTCTGATTCTAATAATGCTAATTGTTCTTTTTTCTGTTCTTGTATTATTTTAACAAGATTAATTCTTTGCTTTTGTAATTCTTCGGTTGCCTTACCTTGTTTTTTTGATAAATCAATTTCTTTGTCCAATAAATCAACACGTAATTGTGTTGTTGCTTCTGTCTTTTTTAGAATTTCCAATTGTTCTTCTAAAGTTGGTGTAATTAAACCAATTGATTTTCCAATTGCTTCCCAATTTTCAACTAACAATCCAACTGCAACTACCAATGCACCAATTCCAGTTGCTATAAGTGCAGAACGCATTGCTTTACCACTTGTTTTTGCTGCTTTACCTAAAACAACAACTTGGTTTATTGCACCCTCAATACCACCTTGTAAATTACCACTTGCTTCGGTTGCACCATCTAATGATTCGCCAATATTTGCACCAGCTTTTTTTGATGTGGTTTCAACTTTTTCAATTGAACCACCTAACTTTTTAATGTCTTTTGTTGCTTGTTCAACTTGCCCATCATCGACAATCAGCTTTACAACTATTTCTTGTGCCATACCTTATTCCTTTTATATTGTTTCCACGCTTCTTTAAACGTTCCTGGTGCTTTATTTACTCCTTTTGCAATATCGATGTCTGGTGATACTCCAATCATATCATCAACATCTAAACATTGTATTATTAAATTAAACATTTTGTATAATTGTTAGTGATGGATCATTAATTCCATCGGTTGCTTTTATTTGTGCAGAACGTGAACTTCCAGTATTATTTTCATCAACCGTAAATGTGATTGTGTTTATTGTACTTGTTACCGTTCCAGTAATTGTAACCCAACTCGTGCCATCACCAGTATCAATTAATGAAAGTGTTGCAGTTGGTAAACCAATGTAATTTGAATCACCGTTATTTTCACCACCACCCAATGTTACAAAGTCTGGTGTCCATAACGAACTGTTCAATGTATCTGATGCCAATGGTGCTGTGTAAATATCATTAATTAATTCCAAAGAATCTTTTCGATTTACGATGTTGCTTTTTATAGTATTAATTAAAAACCTTTGACCATTAATTACCAATCTGTCATTTGCTTTTAAAACACTTAACAGAAAATTTGGCAAAATCGCTGTATAATTATAAACCCTTCTTTTAATAGAAAATATATCCGTAATGTAATCACTCCAATAAGTGTTGTAAATCGTTTCATCAAAAACTTGTGCTGTGTATTCGTTTGATACTGCATTAAAATTAATATTAAAACTTTCAGTATCTATTTCTAAACTGTGTGTTGGCATAAATACTGTTGTATTTATTTCTTGGTAAGTTCCATTTCCATAACCAATTGGATTGGATGAAATACTTACGTTTTGTGCATACATTAAAAACGGTTCACCTACATAACTGTTTATTTGTTCATCAGCTATTAAACCATATTGTATTGTGGTTTGTGCGTTTGTGTTTAAATCAATTAGTCTTTCAAAAATTGGTTGTTCAAATATTGTTTCAATCTCTAACTGCTCACCACTTAATAATTCAGTTTGGGTGTCATCTGTATAAAGTTTTTCCTCTAAATTACCGTAATAAATGTTGTTCTGCTGATAATAAAAATCTGCAAGAACTTGTTTACTTTCCTTAAATTTAAAATCAATTTGATTTAATATTTTACCACGACTTACTTTGTTTTGTGTAGTATCAACATATTGACTAATATCATAAACCTTACCAGTTGTGTACCAGTTTTGCAAATCATCAACAAATAAATCATCACCATCAGGAACAACAACCAGGTTGAACATTTTTAATATTGATGTTAAAAAATCATAAACCTTTACATCTTTAAAAAGTGTTTTAATGATAGTATCTAAATTAATACTTTGGTTTGTGTAAGAATTAGAAAACACCAATGTATTACCACTTGAATTGTATGTGTAGTTTAGTTGTGTTGTTGCATCAAAATCAAAATCACTTTGTGTAATTATTTCAGCTTTTGCTTCATAATCATTTGTAAAAAACTTACGTGATCCAACAAAAGTTTTTGTACCCCAAGCTGCCAATTCTGTTTCCAATCTTACAACACCATTAACCGTTAATCGCACCTTATATGGTGTGTTTTCAAATCCAGTTTTTGGTGTTATTGTTGTTTTATAAACGTATCTGTCATTTACATTACTTATTGATGCTTGTGTTCCACTTACATTTTCATAAACCAACAAACCATTACTTAAATCATCTTTTCGGTTGTTTACATTTACATATAAATCTGTAAAGTTGATTGATTCAAAGAAATTACCAGTAAAATTTAAACCGTACTTTTCTGTGATTGCCTTAATTATTAAACTAACTTTTATTGCTGGTCTTAATTCACCAAATTCAACACCGTGTTGTTGTTGCCCATTGTGAAAACGAATGTTTACAAGTTTATCTGTGTTGGTTGTATCACCACTATCAGAACTATATAAATATTGCCTTCTGTAACTAATCAAAGGATAAATTACAGCATCAGCATAAGTAATACCATCAACCGTAAAATCCAATCCATTGGTCAATCCATTTAAAACATTTGCACTTGTATAATCGTGATTAAAATTATCCAACCAATCCAACACTTGCATTTTATCTTCACCAATCAAATCTTTAACTTTAACCGTGTTCCCATAAAATACAATCTTGTAATACTGTATTTGATTTTCTTTTATACCTACATCAACCAGTTCAATTTTACCACGTTTAAAATCTAATGTATCAACATCAATAGTTGCAGTTTGTCTTACTCTGGCATCAAATCCATTATCAATATCTGCATTGTAATAATGTTTAAATAAACGGTTGTTGCGTTTAGATGCTGGAACTGTAAACGATTGTGAAAAATCCCCTCGTATTTTTGAAATATCTTTTACATCCTGGACTGCTGTTGTAACCGTAATGTTTTCATCCTTTCCAAACGTGTCCAAACGCTCACCGTTTATGTAAATATCAACTGCCATTAAATATTGTTAATTGTGTTAAAAGCATAATCAAAATCAATCGTGTATAATGTTAATTTGTCATTAACTCTTGTTTTAAAACTTATTTGTTTACTTGCAACGTTTACTGGAACAAATGATGCATTTTCATAAAAGAAAACAATATCAGATAATAACATTTCTTTATACAATTTATTTTCAGCTTCATTAATGTAACCACTATTTAATGATACTGATTCTTTGCCAACAATATTAATTTTTTGCATCTGATGATTTGTAATATCATAATAACCATTTGAAATGTAATTGTTTTTAAACTCCTCGTTTGTAACGCTTAATTTGTCCGTTCTTTTCTTAAACATTGTTACGGTATCAAACACACCGTACTTGTTTTTAAATACCACTTGTAATGGTTGGTATCTGCATTCATCAACGATTTGATAAACCCAACTTCTTGTTGCTGGTGTTGTTGTAATTGTGATATAATCATCAGTAGCTGCACTTGAAACATTTACACAAACATACTGAACCAAATCTGTACTTTGATTGCTGCTTGTTATGGTTTGTCTGTCATTAATTTCGCCACCATTTGAATCAATATCAATTCTTGTTATTGTTGATTCATTTACAAATGGAAATAATATAAATCCAGTTCTATCAACTTTGCGTGTCAATGAACTTGTTAAAACATAATCAGATGGTACACTTGGATTTACACCCTCTTGCATATAACCAAACCCATCCAACGCTGCAAATTCGCCTTGTATATCTGGTATAGTTACATTTGGATCATCATAACTTGCTGTGTATTTTAAAAACTTTACGCTGTCTGCTGTACTATCAACTATTTGTGATGAAAATGTCAAATCCAAAACTGGCTTAACATCAAATTGTTCACGCACTATTTTTGATAAATCAACATTAAATTCTGCATAATCTGTTGTTGGTCTAATTTTAGTTAAACTGTAAGTTGCTGTTGTTGGTGGTGTTCCTAAATCACCATCCCAAATAAAAGTATTTATTGTTGCACTTAAAGTTGTGTCAAAATTAAAAGGAATGTTTACATAATGTGGTGATCGTGTTAAAGCATAATCAAGTGTTCCTGGTGTTGGTGGTACTACATAATTATCAAAAACCACCGTTGCAGTTCCAAAATTTGCAGTACCTAAAGTTAAACCAATAAAATCTTCACCAAGTGTTTCTGATTCAATCAGTAATTCATTTACATTTTGCACCGTTGTAACATAACCAGTTGGATTGTCTAAATCAAATGCAGTTTTAAAATTATTTACTGTTGTTGGAACTAATGGTGAACTTACTTCAAATGCTGCTGAACGTGCCAAAACCCAAGTCCATTCTTGTGAATTTATTGTGCCATTGTCATCATATTCTATTTTTAAATCATCACCAGATGCCCAATCATTAGTAAATGTAATTGTCATCGAACTGTATGTACTCATAATCTATTTTTTTAATGTAAATTCAATAAAATCTTCAATATCTAATGCATAGGCTTCAACCAATTCTGGTGGCAAACTTTCAAAGGCTTTTTCAAAATTGCTTGTAAAAAATAACGTTGGTTCAATACCATAATTAAATATTTTATTTTGAATTGCAAATGCAATCTTTTTTCTATCACGCCCAAGAAACTTTCCAGTCTTACGTTTAACCCACGTTTGTAAAACATTTACTGGTGGTTTCTTATTAGTATATTTAAAAGGTGTTTGATATTTCTTTTTTACACCACTTACACCTTTATCAACATATTCCCAATAGTCCTCTGCACTTATAGTTGTTTCAATACTATTTGGATTTACCTTTACATTTCCTTTTATGCTTTTTATTAAATCACCACTTGCCCTTTTACCTTTTGCTTGTAACTCTGCTTTACTATTTTTTACAACCTCATTGACAAAATCTTGCAATGCTCGTTGCGTTTGTAATTTGTTTAACATACCGTTGTTAATTCATCTGGTACATCAATTGTCCAGTTTTGTGTCCAACCATCCAACACGTTGCTGAATGCATAAATGTTTGGAATTGCTGAATCACTTGTAACCAATGTAATATCTTCACCCAATCTATCTTTTACCATTTTATCACGTGCCTTTTTTAATATTGCATAAGTTGTATTTAGGTTGTCGTGCCTATTATCGTTTTTCCAAAACTTATCGTTTACTTCTTCTTTGTTATTATCACGCACATCAAGAACATTAATTTCAACAATAAATCGTGAATATGCCAAGTTTAGTTTGTCCAGGAATGGTGCAGATGTTACAGCTATATGAACTAATGGATAAATGTTTTTTTTGTAGTTGTCAATTACTGCTGGATTGTCCTCTGTTGTAACTGTATTTACCAAAACATCCTCTTCAAATATTGTTTTGATGTATTTTATTAATTCGTAATATGTGTTCATCTGTTAAAATATGTTTGTGCTGTAATAAATGCTTTGCTCAACAACCTGGTTTGCTTAAAATTACTTGGTACTTGTATTTTTATATTTACACCTTTACGATGGTAAATGTAACTTTGAACAATTGCGATTTTTTGCAATGCTGTTATCACTTCTTTTTAATTAAATTACTTTCCATTCTGTTTTTATCTGCTTCAAAACTTAAATACATCAACGCTGTGTTTAATGGTAATTTAGTTGCTGCTTCAAAATTAAAAATGTTTCCTTTAGCGATTCCATAAATTGAACTGTACCAACTCCATTTTTTTCCAAAACTTGCAACTTCTTGGTTTGCATTACTTCCTTCTCGATACAGTTCTGGATATAACTTATGCAATCGTTCAGTATGTTGCAAAAAAAAACATCTGCACCCTTTACAATATCCATCGTTACATCTAACGGTTCTTCATTTCCAGTATATTCAGCAATCAAATATTTACCTCTGCTTTGCACCGTGATTGGTCTGTATAAAATTGCCATTACTTTATCACGCTTTTCATAGTCATTATACAATGCATCCAAATCTGCTTGTTCCCCAACTGTCATTGAATCAATGCTTGGGATCAAACCATAAAACTTTCCATCCAATTTGAATTTTGTAATTACTTTTGATTCTTGTTGTAAAACTTGTGAAATATCGTTTACAATTTTATTATACATTTTGCGTTCTACTTTATCAACCAGGTTTTCTGGAATGTTGCAAAATATACTTACAATTTGTCTGCCAATAAAATCTTCATCTTCACTATCTTTTACAGCTTTTACAAA